TTGGTGGTTTGACCCTTAACGGCGAATACCAGATCACGGTTCTTACCGTAGATTCCTATACGATCACCGCTGCATCCAACGCTTCATCCTCCGCTACAGGTGGCGGGACAGTCACGGCAGCATATCAAGTCAGTGCGGGAACCGAGATTGCAGTTGCGCTTTCTGGATGGGGCGCAGGGCCTTGGGGCTTTGGAGCTTGGGGTATAGGTTCTTCTGGTTCGGCCAGCATCCGCATCTGGAACCACCAAAACTTTGGTCAAGATCTGATCTACGGCCCCAAGGGCGGGGCCATGTACTACTGGGACGCAACCACCGGGCTTACGTTTCGTGGGGTAGCGCTGAACTCCTTGTCCGGAGCAACAGATGTACCGACCGTGCAAACACTGTTCATGGTGTCTGATGCGTCACGGTTCACGATAGCTTTTGGGTGCAACGATTACGGGTCATCTGACATCGACCCCATGCTGATTCGCTGGTCGGATCAGGAAAGCGCGGTCAACTGGACCCCAGCGGCGACCAACCAAGCGGGCAGTTTGCGCCTGTCGCACGGCTCAAGAATTGACGCCACCTTGCAGACCCGACAGGAAATCTTGGTCTGGACAGACACATCGGTCTACGGTCTTCAGTACTTAGGTCCTCCTGTTGTCTGGGGCTCACAGCTTCTGGCCGATAACGTCTCCATTGTCAGTGACCGTGCTGTAGCGTTGGCTGCTGGTGTGGCGTACTGGATGGGAGAAGACAAGTTTTACACCTACGATGGTCGTGTAAACACACTTAGCTGTGATCTGCGCCAGTACATTTTTAGTGATATCAACTTGGATCAGTACAGCCAAGTTTGCGCCGGGACCAACGAACAATTTAACGAGGTCTGGTGGTTCTACTGCTCTGCCAGCAGTACGCAAATTGACAGATACGCGGTGTACAACTACCTTGAGAAGGTCTGGTACTACGGCAACCTGGGCCGTACCGCTTGGACAGACATCGGAGTAACTTCAAACTTCCCGATTGCTGCGACCTACGTAAACAATCTTGTCCAGCACGAGACCGGCAACGACGACAACGCCACTGCGTCAACGCTCCCGATTGAAGCCTACATCACCTCGTCTGAGTTTGACATTGACGATGGCGACAGATTTGGTTTTGTCTGGCGGGTGCTGCCGGATGTGACCTTCCGTGGATCCAGTACTGCGTCTCCTAGCGCCACCATGACGCTCCTGCCCCTGCAAAACTCTGGCTCGGGCTACAACAGCCCCGCCTCGCTAGGGGGGTCGGACAACGGTGTGGTCACGCGCACGGCAACGGTGCCTATCGAAGCCTTCACGGGCCAAGTAAACATCCGGGTGCGAGGCAGGCAGATGTCTATCAAGATGGCCTCGGATGGGTTGGGTGTGCAGTGGCAGTTGGGCGCTCCGCGTTTGGATATTCGGCCTGACGGGCGTAAATCGTGACGATCTGGTCAACCATCACCAAGAAGTTTCGTGCGCCTCCGCTGCCGAAGCCGACGATCCAGTACGACTCAACGTATCTTGACAACCTTGTCAACGTCCTGCGCCTGTACTTCAACCAAATAGACAACCTGCTGGAGCAGATCGTGGCGAATACAACAACGCCGGTCCCAATTTCATTCCCCATTAATGCTCTTGATGCTTTTGGGCGGCTGGTTACCACGCAGCCGTACACGCTGTTTGACAGTCAAAGTCGGTACGCTGCGGATTCTCAATTTGACACGAGCACCGCTACTGGAGGATCAACAACATACCTTTCCAACGAGTCATCGGTCCAGCTAAACGTTACTACATCCAGTGGTTCTGAAGTTGTGCGGCAGTCGTTCCGCAGCATGCCGTATCAGCCGGGTAAGGGTCTGACATTCTTTGCGACCTTTGTGATGGGTGCGCCAAAGACAAACCTGCGACAGCGGGTGGGGTACTTCAGCACAAGCAACGGGGTGTTTCTTCAACAGAACAACACGACTGTATCCTTCGTCCTGCGATCAAACTCTTTGCCTACGCCCGGTACGCCTAGCGATGTTCGCACAGTAGACCAAGCCGACTGGAACGTAGATCCAATGGACGGGACTGGCCCAAGCGGGCGCGTACTGGATCTAACCAAGAACCAGATCCTGTACATGGATTTTGAGTGGTTAGGTACGGGCGATGTGCGCTGTGGGTTCTATGTGGACGGTCAGGCACAGATCTGCCACATTTTTCACAACGACAACACGCAGACGTCTGTTTACATGCAGACGGCAATTTTGCCGGTGCGGTACGAAATTACAAACACCGCAGCGACGGCCAGCGCTTCATCCATGAAGCAAATTTGCTCATCTGTGCAAAACATGGGTGGTTACGAGCAAACATCCATTGAGCACGTGGCCCGCAGAACAGCAACGCTGACTGCAATCAGCACGACCTTTGTACCGTTGGTGTCCATCCGGCTGGCTTCGACGGCGCTAAACGCAGTGGTGCTGCCCGTAAAATTTAACGTGATGCCGACCTCAACGGGGGATGACTTTGAGGTTATTCTGGCAAAGAACAGCACAGGGCTGACTGGGGCTTCTTGGGCTGCGGTTGCAAGCGATGCCAACGTGGAGCAGGACACTTCTGCCACGGCCATGACGGTAGGCACCATCGTAGATATCCAGTACGTAAAGTCCACCAATCAGTCCAGCGGAACGATCAACCAGCCTGCGGCGTACAACTGGGATCTTCAGTTGGGCTCCTCCTTGACTGGGACGAGTGATATCTATACGCTGGGCATCCGGGTGCTGTCTGGCTCTTCCGGTGCTGCCATCGGGTCTTTGACCTTCTACGACTTGACGCAATGATCCCACGCCGTAACGAGTACGAGTTGGAGTCTTACTACTCTGACGCTGACACCGCAGACGTTGACGAGTTGCAACGGATCGTTACGGGTGCGCCTGCACCTGCACCTGCTCCCGACAAATTTGACGCTTGGGCTCCGGAAAGTTCTGGGTGGGCAAGAAGTATTCTTGATCGTGCATTGTCCACCGGGGAGAGCATTGGTCACCAAGGCTTCTACGCTACGCCTCAAGAGATTGAAGATTGGGCACTGCGTACAGGAAGATTGACATCTGAGGATGTTGCGTCTTTGAAGACGCCTGCCACCACAGACTGGATGTCAAGCGCCCCCACGGGCTGGGGCGGGTTTACTGGTGATCAAAAGATACAGTATTTCAACCAACAGGGAATAACGCCTGAGCAACTAGCACCTTACGCCACCCCGGAAGAAATCCAGTATTTCTACGACCACATGGGGTACACGGTAGGACGCCCTGCTCCAACGCCTGCTCCAGCACCTGCTCCAGCACCTACCGCTGCACCTGCTGCATGGGAGCCATTGGCGGCTCAAATCGCTTCGCAATGGCAAGGATACGGCCTTAACCCTGAGATCAGGGGCATCAACCGCGCCAATGAACTTGCGCAAATTCTTGCCAACTACGGCATCACTGACCTGTCAAAGATAGGCGTCAAAGAAACACCGTATGAGGAGATGGTTAACGCCGTTACCGGCGAAGGTGGTCAGGATAGCTGGTCAACAGTTACAAGAAACCGTGGGCAACTTACATACGGCGATCAAACATTTGGACGTTTAGGCGGGTTTGGAAGTGGCGGGGAGCGAGAGTTTTCTGCGCCTCAAGAATACTTACAGCAATCAGACCCAGGCAGGTACGGTCTTGGGTACTCTGCTGCAGGCAAAGGGTGGACAGAGTTTGAGGTAGTCAAAGACGCTTCTGGGAAAGCGGTAATTGTTCCACGTTGGGGGTCAAGTAGTGACCTTGATCCCGGCTTAATTCAAATTTTAGGGCTTATAGCTGCGCCGCTTACAGGCGGGCTTTCCGCTGCTTTGGCAGGTGGCACTGCAACACTTGGCTCTACCATTGCAGCTAACGCACTGGTTCAAGGTACGCTTGGTGGTCTTGGTGCAGAAGCTCAAGGTGGCAGTTTTGGCTCTGGCTTTGGCAAAGGTGCAATTACAGGCGGTCTGACAGCAGGCATTGGGTCTCTTACAACACCGTTTGCAAACTCTATTGGTGCGGATGTATTGGCCGCTGGCGCTCCTCAATGGGTAGCTGACGCTGCTACAGCAGCAGTTCGCGCTGGAGCAGGCGCTCTTCCACAAGCAGTCATCTCCGGTAATTTTGGCAACGTCCTGACTTCTGCACTCACAGCAGGAGCCACATCAGGCATCACGGCTGGCCTGTCAGACCTGACCGGGTTTACACAACCTCAGATTAACGCTGCTGTAAACATCGCCCAAGGCGCTGCATCTGGTGACCTACAAAAGATTTTGGCCGGGGCAAGTGCGTTTACGGATAGCCCAATCCCTGGCCTTGCCTCCAAAGCGTTGACGCTGAAAACGGCGGTTGAATCTGGAGATCCGACAAGGATCATGTCGGCCATGCAGGGCTTTGGCTCTGCGATGGATGCGTACAACAACCAGCAAGCACGGGACAACAGCACCACAGACACAGGCGATGAGACTGACCGGCTTATAGCGCGATATGGCACTGCAGATGACGCAGTCATCAAGCAGATTGAGGCCATGTCTCCTGCGGCCCAGCTTCCATCTGCCACAACGCAAGATGTCGAAGAGGCAATCTACCAAGATGTACTGAGGCAAGCCCCGCCTGTTTACACATCTGAGCCGACCGAACGAGATGTCCAAGCTGCGATAGATGCGGACTTCATGCGTGAAGTTTCTGCGCTTACCACGCTTAACGCATCTGACTCCCCGACGCTGGATGACGCTATTAAGCGTGCGCAGGGTAAATATAGCCGGGTTATATGGGGTGGCACCGAACACAAACTAGGCACCGCGCCTGGGTACTTGGCTCCTGATGGAAAGTTGTACCCTAGTGAAGATGCTTTCCTTGCAAGCCTAACGCGCATTTCTGTACCGCAGATTCAGATTGCCACGCCTTCTGCGCAAGACCCGCGTGGACATGGGCTAAACATGGCAAAAGGAGCTAATCTTCTTCCGTCAGCACAAGATTCGCGTGGCCGTCGTCTTAACATTGCAGAAGGCGCAAACCTTCTTCCTGTGTCTAGAGCGGGTTCAACAGAGCCGTTTGTAAACCCTGATATTGACTTCTCTGCCGCCGCAACAGCATCGCAGGGAGTCCCGCTAGATCCTAATTACAAGCCTTCAACAACGATTGCAGATATTGGGCAGAACCTGCGTGATGTTCGTCAAACATTTAAGAATGTTTCCGACACAGGGGTTAGAGTAGGGCTTTCTCAGGGTGCTGGGACTGTTTCTCGTTTGGGGGAAATTGTTGGTTCTGCGTTTGGCACTGCGCCTGAGCGCTTTGAGGAACCAACAAGCGTTGATGAACTGACGGCAATGATGGGCACGCCGTTAAGTTCTGATGCTGCAGTAAGAGATGTTCAAAAAGAACTTTACGATTATCAAAAAGAACAATTAGCATCGTTACCAGATAGTTCTCAGCGGGCCGCTGCAGCGGGAGTAGCTTCTGCAGTTAATACTGGTGCAAGTTGGGCGCTTGGCGGGCCAATGCTTTCTGTTGCAAACGCAGCAGCTAATACCGCTAATTTGTCTTGGATGCAAGGCAAAGAAGCAGGTTTGACGGATAAAGAAAATGGCATGCGTTCAGCAGCCCTTGGGACTATTGAAGGCGTATTTGAATTAGCAGGTGTACCATTCATGAAGATGATTCTTCGTGAAGCTCCGGTAACTGGGTCTAAAGATGTTTTAATAGATTGGTTAAGTACAAAATTAAAAGGCACTGCTGGTGAGCATTTAATTGAGCAAGCGACGTTTGCCGCAAATCGTGCTGTAGATACCTACGCACCATTTGGTTTACCAACATCACAAGGTTATAAAGACGGGGCTATTGAAACTGGAATTGCTACCACTTTTGCTGTTTTTGGAAGTGGGGCAATTGCCAATTTTTACGGTACTCCCGGCCTTCAAACAGTTGCGACTCCAGCGGAACCAACTCCGATTGAGTTCCTTGGGTCAACACCTGCCACGCAGATTGTTCCAACAGAAGGAACTCCTCAGCAGCTAACGTACTCTCCCCCTACTCCGTCGCCTAGCCCGTTGGAATTGACGGGGCCCGCCCCTGCTGTTCCAGTGCCAGAGCCCGTGGGAACTGAATCTCAGCTTGGCTATGAAGAAGGTGTCAGGCCGACCGCGCAGCAGCAGTTAGAAGAAGCACTGTCTGGTGTGTACGAGCCACCTGCGCCGCCTGCTCCTGCGCCGTCTGTCCCGTCTGACACCACGGGCATCACGCCCGAGATGGTGGCGTTTATTGATGAGGACGGCTCCATCGTCACGTATGGTGACCTGGGTTTTGTCTCGCCCGTCCCGTCAGCAACTGCGCCGTCAGAAACTACGGCTCAGACAGCGCCAAGCACAGTAGCAGAAGCTCCACAGACGCTAGAGCAAGAAGCCACGTATGACCCGCTGCAAGATCTGTTTAATCAGATCCAACAGCAGGAACAGGCGTATCCGCTTGATGTTTACAGCGCACCCGCAGTGGCGACTCCTGCACCTGCACCATCTGAAGTCATTGACATTGCTCCCTCGCAGACTGCACTTGCCACCGCACCTGCACCAGCGCAAGATCTTCAGACAATCCTGAACCAAGCTGTTTACGGCGGTACGGGAGAACAAGAGCCCGCTACGACAAAACCAGATTTGTCCACGCCGGTAGCTGTCGATCCTGCAACTGGCGAGACATTGACGCTTGGTGATGTTCTCCCAGCAGACACTACCCAGGCTCCGTCACAGGCAGATCTAAGCACACCTATTGGTGTTGATCCCACTACGGGCGAAACGCTAACTTTGAGAGATGTACTGCCTACTCCGAGCCCTGCGCCCATTACTGCACCAGTTCCAAGTCCAGCGGTTGACTTGACCACCCCGGTAGCAACAAATCCTGTTACAGGTGAGACGCTGACTCTTGCAGATGTAACGCCCGCTGCGCCCGCTCCAGCACCCGCCGACACAACGGCCAAGACCCAGGCTCCGGCACCTGCTCCTACACCGGAACTTGACCTTACAACTCCTGTAGCTGTTGATCCGACAACTGGCGAAACATTGACGCTTGCGGATGTAACTCCTGCGGCACCTGCCCCGACAATCACTGAGGCTACTGCTCCAGTACCTAGTCCCGCTCCTGCTCCTGCGGAAGAAATAACTCAAGCGCCCGCGCCCAGTCCTGCTCCCGCAGAAGAAACGACAGAGGCTCCTGCTCCAACTCCCGCCGAAGAGGCTACCAAGACCGAAGCACCTAGCCCAGCACCTGCTCCGGCTGAAGTAACGGCACCTGCCCCCGCACCTGCCGAAGAAACAACCAAGACTGAAGCGCCCGCGCCTAGCCCTGCTCCGGCCCCCGCTGAAGAAACGGTTAAGACAGAAGCACCGGCTCCCGCTCCCACCGAAGTAACGGCACCGTCACCCGCGCCTGCACCTAGCCCTGCGCCTTCGCCTGCCCCAGCGCCTGCTCCGGCAGAAACAATTACTAAAACTGAAGCACCAGCGCCTGCACCCGCCGAAGCACCGGCTCCTGCTCCCGTACCAACTGAAGCACCTGCCCCGTCACCTGCTCCGGCGCCTACAGAGATAGCGGCTCCTGCACCTGCGCCGACCACTACAGAAGTGACGGCACCTGCGCCTGTTGCGGAAACAACCAAAACTGAGGCACCTGCCCCTGCTCCCGCGCCAACAATTACCGAAGAAGTTACGAGGACTGAAGCTCCCGCTCCAGCCTCGTTGCCGCCTTTTGTTGAAGAGCCCACAACAGAACAAGAGTTGTTAGATATTTTGGGTGAGCCGCCTGCTCCCCCTCCTCCTCCGCCATCAACAACAACTACAACTGCGGCAGAGTCGCCTGTTCCAGCGCCTACACCGGCACCTCCGGCTCCAACTCCAGCGCCGCCGCCTTCAACGGTTGTGACTGATGAAGAGCCGCCCGAAGAACCGCCTGCTCCTCCTGCTCCTACACCATCAGCGCCTACTCCACCGCCTGCGCCAACTCCTCCTCCTCCTCCGCCACCACCTCCTTCTGGCGTGGAAGAGCCTCCTGTTACCGAAGAAGAGTTGCGCGACATTGTGAGTGGACCTCCTTCTCCTCCGCCGCCACCTCCGCCGCCACCTCCGCCGCCACCAACGGTTAAACCACCTCCGCCGCCGCCAACGCCTCCGCCACCGCCACCGCCTCCAGCGGTTAAACCACCTCCGCCTAAGCCACCCGTGGTAAGGCCCCCTAGCCCTGCGCCGAAGCCTCAGGCACAATCGCCCCAGATGACTCCGGAGCTTGCCGCGTTTATGCAAGAACTGATGCGGACAGAAGAAGCGGACTTGGAAGCAATGACGATGGTGCGCAAAGAAGAGCGCGAAGAAAAGCGCAAAGGCGCTCGTGAAAAACTGAAATCTAGAAAGGCTTGATCATGCCCTACGAATTTGCTGATTACCCCGTTGACGACCCGGCTGACAACTACGTCCCGGATGAGCCTTCTGGGTATGTGCCCGGCAATGATTACAGTATTGACGACCCGGCAAACTATCCGAGGTCAGCGACAAATCCTGGGGGGTACGATCCAAGCGCTTCGTACAACCAGCCTTTGTCAAACTTATCGGGAGTTTTGGGTTCTTACAAAAAGCTCTTTGAAAAGATCAAATCAGGCAATGCGGGGGCTACTGAATACGCCGCTGCCGCTGGCATCCTTGGTTTGTTGATACCAAGCCTGAACCAGCCCAAGACCAAAGGCTGGAAGGGATCAATTGATCTCACCAAGCAGTACAACCGTGCTCCTATTGCACAGCCTGCGTTTACACCGTATGCGCAAAGCGCTTCTCCAGTGATGGGGCGGCAGTTCTTCAACACCACGTATGGTGCTGCGCCCGTTGCTCCTCCGCCAACTACGCCTGACCCGACAATCCCCGCACCTGGGGTTCCGCCCGTGGATTCGTCCGTTAACATTGCGACTGACGGAGGTGGTATGGCTCGTGGTGGCATTGCTTCGCTTCGTAGGTTTGATGCTGGCGGAGAAGTTAATCAGTCGCGTCCAGGCCCGCAGTTCTACGATTACCACGTAGGCGCAAACGCACGACTTGTCGATGTGCCAGGGATTAAATACCCTGTGCTGATGTTTTTTGATCTGCCAAACAACCGGGTTGTTGTCAGTGACGAAGGCTACTGGAACCCCACCGCTCCTATCGGCGAGGACCTGAACAAGGCTGTTGCTTGGGCGCGAGACCAAGGGCTCCAAGCGGGCGTTGTTGTGTCTCCGTACTCTTGGGACGCATTTGGTAAAGACGCTATTGGTGAAAAACTATCGGGGGCGGGGCCAAACGGAAACGACCTTAATCCGCATCCGCGTTTGACAGACCCCAGCGGAAACATGGTGCAGCCCGCATCTTTTGACCAATTAAAGGAGTACATGGATGCGGCTGACTTTGTGGTGACTGACCCGTACGTGGTTAGCGCACAAACTGCTACGCCGGGGGTTCAAGAAAAACTGATCCAGATCACTGGCATGATTGGTGATTACGCTCAGGAAACAAACAAGCATGCATGGCTGGTTCTTGGTGGTGGCGTGTCACCCGCAGGCACCGATCCAAACATGATTTACAACTACACGGACAGCTTGCTTGCTAACACAGCAAACAAATTTAATCAGGTGTCTGTGTATGAAAGTGAACGTGACAGTGGAGATACGGGAAATACTTGGGACTATCTAAAAGCAGCCGATATTTTTGCCAAGAACGGCATTCAGCCAACAGGTAATTACGGCTCTGCATTTGAGACACGACAGTCAATAGCGCCAACACCAGCGCTTAACTATGACATTAGCACATTAAAGGTTGGATCAGCACAAGACTTTTTGAACGGACCGAACCTCCAAGACCCTTCTAATTGGGGAAAGCAGACAGCGTATCTGGACCCCGCCTCGGCTCTTGCAAAGGCTATTTCTGAGCAGCAAACACCGCAGCAACAACCGCAACAACCTGCCGGGCTCACTGGGCTTGCTGGTTCGCTTCCTTCCGGCTGGTCGGGCTACGATGCCAGCCAAAAGATTGATTGGTACAACCAAAACCAAGTGACGCCTGATCAGTTGCTTGGTGCCGGTGCTGGGGTCACACAAGGCGACATTGACTGGATGAAGGGGCAGGGCTATCTGGGTTCTTACGGTCAACAAAATCCAGTGTTGACGGCAACGTCGCATTCGGATTATTTGCAGTCATTGATTGATCCACGCCGCACAATCCAAGAAGAAAGCACTCAAATGCCGCCTGTCGGTTTCCCTGTTACACAAACGGGGATCGCACAAGCAATGCCTCAACTTCCTATGCCGCAGCCTATGCCGCAGCCAATGCCGCAACCAGAGCCCCCGCGTTTTCCAATGCCGGAGTTTCAGCCTGATGAGGTCATGGCAGCGCAAGGCGGAATGATGGGCTATGCCCGTGGCGGCAGGGCTAACCGGCCTCGTTATCTGCGTGGCGAAACCGATGGCATGCAGGACAGAATCCCGAGTAACATCGACGGTGTGCAACCTGCCAAGCTCAGTCACGGTGAGTTCGTGATCCCTGCGGATGTGGTGTCCCATCTTGGGAATGGAAACTCTGACGCTGGAGCCAAGGTCTTGTACAAGATGATGGATCGTGTACGTCATGCCAGGACTGGCAACAAGAAGCAAGGCCGTCAGATCAACCCGGAGAAATTTACACCGGGCGGTATCGCTGGTTACGCTGGTGGTGGAGCAGTTGCGTTCCAGACTGGCGGGGTTACCGGATCTGTCAATCCTCAACAAGCAATCAGTAACGAGCAGAACATCTCTGAGTGGGCAGGTCCGTATGTAGGAGACATGCTTAGCAAAACTGCTGCGCTAACCAACACTCCGTACCAAGCCTACCAAGGACCGATGGTTGCGGGCACGGCTCCGCTACAGAGCAAGGTGTTCTCCGGGCTTCAAAGTTTGAACTTCCCCGGCCAACTGGGGCAGTCGTTTACAGCACAGGGCGCGTATCAACTTCCCAGCATGACGCCGGGTGGTATGACGGGGCAGGCAACAGGACCGACCGGCATCGCATCTCAGTACATGAACCCGTACCTGAGCGCAGTACTAACCCCACAACTGGATGAGCTTCGTCGGCAATCCCAGATCACGCAGATGGGCAACGCTGGCAAGTTGACTCAAGCCGGGGCGTTTGGTGGATCTCGTCAGGCCATCATGGATGCTGAGACGCAGAGGAACTTGTTGCAAGAACAGAACAAAGCCATCGGTACTGGGTACGCCAACGCCTACGACCGGGCGATGGGACAGTTCAACACTGAGCAAGGCCAAGCCAAGACTTTGGCTGACATGATGGCAGGTGCTGGACAACAGCAACGTGGCATTGAGCAAGAAGGCATCACCGCTCTGCAGAAACAGTACGAGACTGAGCTACTTGATCCGTACACCAAGCTGCGGTTCCAGAAGGAAATGCTTGGCGGCTTGCCGGTTGCAACGGCTTCCACCACTGCCAATCAATCCACGATGGGGCAGCTTGGTTCCGGGTTTGAGAACATTGGCAAGTTGATGAAAGAACTCGGCCTTTCCTGAGGAATAGATATGTACGCACAACAAGCCTCAATCGACCCAGCACTGGCCGCGCTGCTCCAAACGGCGCAGATGGTCACGCCTGATCAAACGCCCACTGTGGCCGCGCAAGTAGCTCAGGCCGCACAGCAGAAGATGCAACCTCAAGGGATTGCGCAAGGAATGCCGCAGGCACGGCAAGACTTTCAGCAGGCGATGCCGTCCATGATGCGCAACATGCAGCAGCAGCAGATGCAGCAGATGATTAAACAGGCCATGCAACCACAGCCTGCTGGGATTGAGGGCCTGCCCGCGCCCAACATGCAAAACATGGCTGAAGGTGGTGTTGTTGGGTTTGCTGGTGACGAATTTGGTTCGTATGTGTCAGATCCGGATGCCATAGCAATGGATGAGGTGCGGTCTGCAGAATTTCAACGCAAACGCCGAGAGGATTACCAACGGCAAAAAGCTGCAAACGAAGAGTACCGTGCAAACATTGCTCGTCAAAAACAAGAAGAACAGCAGCGTGCGCAAGTAGAATTTTTGGAACAGGCTCAAGCTGGTGGCGCAGCGGGTGAGGCCGCTGCAGCATTGCGCCGACAGATGACCACTTCGTCTCCGCAAGTAGATTTTCGGGATAGTAGATACCGCACGACGGAATTAAGAAAAGGCGAAGAAGGTGTTCTAGAAAAAATTGGCCCTGCGCTTCTTAATAAAAAGCCTGAAATACAATTTTTAACCTCGTCACCCGCACAAACCGCGCCTACAGGCGTAGCAGCATTGCCTGCGATCAAAGAGCCCGGTGGCATGGACAGGGATCGTATTGAAACTGCTGGTTCTGCATTTTTGACCCAAGCGGAAAAAGATATTGCTGCTGCACAGGCAATTGAGGCCCGTCGCAAGGAGACTATGAAATCTATGCCAGACCTCAACCAACGCGGCATTGCTGCGCTTGAGGCAGCAGAGCAAGAGCGCAAGCGTTTGCTAGGTATTGACCGTTCAGACGACTCACGCCGCCGTTGGGCAGGTGTGTTTCGCGGTTGGGGCGGGGACCGTGATGCGTATGACCGGATTGTTGGTGGCATTGCTAACAGAGATGCACTTGCAAACCAAGCACAACTTGGCTTTGAGCAGGCGCGTATTAAGGAAATGCAAGCCCAGCAAGCCCGTGCCTTGGGCGAGTTTGATCGTGAGCGCGCTCTTTTGAAAGAGTCTGCAGACATGAAGAACAAAGCCCGCGATGACATGCTTCGTGCTCAACAGATTACGGCGCAAGTTGAAAGTGGTGAACTGACTAGCCGCACCAATGTTTACGATGCGCAAATGCGAGCCAGAGATGCCGAACTTAACCGCGACGCACAGAGGAAACTGGAAGAGTACCGCCGTCAAACGCAGTTGATGAAGCCCAAAGAACAGGGTATGGTTGAGCGACTTGAGGCGTTAAAACTTAGCGAGATCACTGGCGGCAAGCCTGAGACTGCTACTGTCAAACAGAAGATTGAAGCCGCAGAATACGGGCTCAATGCCGTGAAGGGCGCTGGCAAGCCAGACAGAACTGTGCTGACGTATGACCAAGCCGCAGACAACGTAGCCAAATTCCTTGATACCCAAGCTGGGATCATGGAAATGGCGGCTATTAAGAGGCGGGCAAAAGACGCAGGGCAACCAGAGCCTTCAATTCAAGACATCAGATCCATTCTGATTCAGCGTGAGTTGCAGGGCGCAGGGTCGCGTTTTGCAGGTCAAGGTTCCCCAACTGGTGCTCCTCAAGGTACAGTAGACAAGAACAATCCTTTGCTGAAGTGAGGCGCTGATGCCAACGCTGTCGGAGATCCTGCGCGACCCGAATTACATCAACGCCAACGAAGCCACAAAGCGGGCTATCTTTGAGCGGCACGCACCGCTGGATCAAAACTACACGGGAGCCAATGAGGCTACTCAGTTTGCTATCCGGCAGCGGTTTGGAGTTGAGGGCTTTGGTGCGCCTGTAGCATCTCCTCCTCCCGAGAAACAAAGTGCATTCCGTCAGATTGCAGACGTACCGCTGGGCATAGCCAAGGGCGCGGTTCAGGGCGTTCGCATGATCGCGGACGCTTTTGGTGCTGGGTCTGACACATCCAAGACCATTAAATCTGCTGAGACGTATCTTGCAGATTTGATGTCTGCTCAGGCTAAGAACGACCAGCAAGAGATCGCCCGCATCATGAAGGATGCGGAAGACAAGGGTGTGCTGGATCAGGTCAAGGCCGGTATCAAAGCCTTTACCGTTGCTCCTATTGACACACTGAGCAGTGCTTTAGGAACTGCTGCGCCCGTCATCGCCGGTGCGCTGGGTGCAAAAGTTTTAGGCGCGGGTGCGTTGCTGACGACCGGGGTAAGTGCCTTGACTGGTGCTGGCATGGGTGCTGGCACTATTAAGGGTTCCATCTATGAGGAAACCAAGAACGCATTGAAGGAAGCCGGTGCTTCTGAGCAGGACGCCGAAGCACGGGCAAAACTTGCGCAAGAGTACGGCGGCAAGAACCTCGACCAAATTTTGTTGGGCACTGTGCTGGGTGGTGCTGCTGCTGTCGGCCCGCTGGAAAAGGGCGGTGCGGCAATTTTGGCCCGCAGGATTCTTGGCAAGACTGGTGCTGAAAGTACAGAGACCGTAGCAGGACAAGCGGCCAAGGGTGCCGTTCGCCGCCGTTTGGAAGCCGGTGCACTGGAAGCAGTGCCTGAAGCCATCCAGGCAGGGCAAGAGCAAGTAGCGACAAACATCGCTCTTCAACGTGAAGGGTTTGATGTACCTACGTTCCGTGGGGCAGTGAGTTCTGCTACGTTGGAGGGTCTTGCTGGTGCTGGACTTGGTGCTACGGTTGGTGGGGGTAAGCCTGCTGTTGCCCCCGAGGTGCCGCCTGCTGTCCCGCCTGTATCCCCACCGCCTGCTGCCGAGGTGCCGCCTGTTACGCCAGAGTCAGAAGCGCCACCCGTAGCAGAAGTACCTGCCGCACCTACATCCGTTACGCCTGAGTTCCTGACCGAGTTGGGTATTAAGCCCACGGCAGCAGTGGCAAAGCGCATCAAAGGAAAGTCATTTGATGATCCTGCGGTTGCTACGGAACTGGAAACCTACGCTAACAAGTACGCGACTGAAGAATCAAAGCCGAAGATTCTGGAGTTTGTTCAGAGCCTGAAGCCGCCTGTTGAAGCGCCGGTTGAGACTCCCGTTACTCCTGTTGCAGAGACACCTGTCACTCCGACTGTAGAGACGCCGGTAGCTGCAGCACCTCCAGTTCAGCCTGCTGTTACAACTACTGCGCCGTCTGCGCCGGAAACCCCGCCGCCGATGGCTACTCCTGAGGGAACAAAATTTACGTTTGAGACCGCAAAGGGCTCTCAGTATTTTGTTTTTGAAGACGGCACAACGCAGCGCAACAAGGCACCTCGGCCTGAGCATCCTAGCGATCAAGGTGTTAAAGAGCGGACGGCCCGCACAATCTATGTAGATGGTGACGCATCTCGCCTGAGTGCTGCCGGTGTTACCGGTATGGAAGGCGCTAGGGTCATCATTGATGATGACGGCACAGCATCGTTGGTTTGGAAGAACCCGCAGACGGGTGCGCTTGGATCTTCTGCTGTCAGTTCCAAGATTAAGTTTTACACCGAGCCTGCGGTTGGCCGTTCACCGCTTGAGCTTTGGAGTAGGACTGAAGTTGCGGGACGAGAAGGTTATTCCGGCATGCACGCCGGGAACAAGATCGTAAAGTTAGCTCCAATTGAGACGAAGGCTCCGGCAGTAGAGACTAAGCCTTCCGTAGCAGCGCCTGCTACTCCAGCACCCGCTGCGCCCAAAGCAGAAGCCCCCGCAGCACCTGCTGTAAAAGCCGCTGCGCCCAAAGCAGAAGCGCCTGCTGCGCCTGAAATTGCGCCATTGCAAGAGGCTTACAACAAAGCCAAATCTGCGCTAGATGCTATCGGACCAGAGCCTGCCAAGCCATCGCCTGAGAACCGCTACTTTGGTAGCAAAGGCAGAGAAGGCGCTGCGCCAGAATTGGTGCGTGCGTATGACGAGAAGGTCAAGGCATACAACAGTTGGAGGCGTAAATATTCCAAACTGAAGAAGGAAGAAGTAGAAGCATCCAATGTTTTGTTCCGTGCTAAGCAAGCACAAGAGCGCAAATCTCTTGGCGGTGAGCGTGCGCAAGTACAAGCCTTTGAGCAGACCCTACGCAACCTGCTGAACAAGTTTGGCCTGAAGGATGTGGGCCTGAAGATTCTGGACGGGATGACTGATTCCGGCTCCTATGCCGCGCAGATCATCAGAATTGCCGCTGATGCTGCCAACCCCGTTCGGACTCTGAGGCACGAGGCTATCCACGCCCTGCGAGAACTTGGCTTCTTCACTGATGCACAGTGGAAATCCCTGTCCAAGATGGCAAAGGACAAGTGGATTGACCAGTACCTCAAGCAAAGGAACGTAGACGGCAAACCACTGAAGGCAGGG